TGTGGATACCCCAAATGTCGCTTCAAATATGGCTTTTACGGCGTCCGGATTGTCGGCAAACGCCGGGCTTAGTTCTATGTGCCACCAATCGCCACCGGGTGCGCTTGACACGGTTTTTGTTTCGTACACTTTCCACGCTTGGCGATCACAACGCCACGACGCGCCCCAAGGTTTGCTGAAGTAGTCAATAACCATTTGCACACCGAAAGCGTTGGCGTTAGCAAGTATTTTGTCAATAAAAACTTTGGATACCGCGCGACCTTCTTTAATGCCTTTGCCATCAATTTTGCGGTACGACAAATCCATTGCGCGACCTGTGGCATGTACTGACAATGTGCCAGGCTTCGAGCGAACGTCACGTTGGCCATAAGTCCCATTGTTCCAAAGCGCCCCGTTTGAATACTTGGCAGCTTGCCTTACCCATTCCTCGGTGCCGGCACGTTTGCCAGTTGCCGGGCCGTCGCTGTTCCCTATGTAGTCGCGCGCACCAACAACACCCGGTTTGGCTTTAGCAATCATTGGTCGCTTGGTGTTCCTGGCTTGCTTTTAAGTCCATTTGAGGCAACAAGGCCGCTAAGTGTGCCAGTAAGGAAAACTAGCAACGTGCTTAAAAGGTCAATTAGTTGTGCGTCGGTTGGGGCTTGTTCGGTTGGTTGGTCAACAAACAAAATGCCGTAAATAAACGCCATGACCGTAAAGGTAAAACACAATGCCATTAGACGGCCTACAAAAACGATTAATGAAGCGTGGTGTTGTTCGGGTGTTTTATTCACATGCGGCCTTTGTAAAGCATTGGTACTCGATATTCGTTTTAGAAACTGTGCAACCACTACAACCCCAAACTACGACGGCAACTAAAAGCGCGTACCCAATCATGTAACGCCATTTCATTACTCAACCGGGTTATAGGGCGGTTGTGGAATGTAAACGGGTGGCACAAAATCTTTGGTTTTTGCGTCATAGGTGTAACCAACGCCAGCGTATGTTTTGCCGGGTGCGTTAACAAACGTTTCTACGTATGTGCCGGGGTAACGTTCGGGGTTTGCGTCTAAAAATTCTTGTGTAACTACATGAACGGCAATGACAATGCTTTCGGCGTTAATTTCTGCAAAATATTGTGTTTCGCTCATGCTTTAATTCTCACATAAACAATGCCGGAACCGCCAGCACCACCCGGCGCGGCAACCGTGCTACCAGCACCACCACCACCGCCACCTGTGTTTGCTGCCGCGCTGTTTCCTGTATTAACGCTTCCAGCACCACCAACACCCGAACCGCCGGCGCCCGGTGATGTTCCTGAACCGCCACCACCACCACCAGCCTTAAACAATGCGCTACCACCAATAAATGCGCTCACGTCATAACCCGCGCCACCAGCGCCGCCAGTTGTTGTAACCGCGGCTGAACCTACTGCTGTTGCACCGCCACCACCGCCACCTGCTTGGTTGGAACCAGTTGCACCGTTGCCACCAGCAAAGCCGATAATAGTTGGAAATAACGAAACTTGACCTGTTGAATATGGGGCACCACCACCACCACCACCGCCGCCGCCGCTTGCGCCTGAATAACCGACATTGTTAGCAACGCCAACGTTTGTCCAGCCTGCATACCCGCCGCCAATGATGCTAAAACTGCGCGCCGTGTTGTTAATGCTTGAGCCTGCGCCGTTTGTTCCTGCTGCGCTAGTTGTCGCGCCTGCGCCACCTGCGCCAATGTCAATTGCATAAGTTGCGGCCGTTAGGTAAACCGATTGAATAACTATTCCACCAGCACCGCCGCCGCCGCCGCTGTAGTTTCCGCTGTTAGATGAACCGCCACCGCCGCCACCGCCAACTAGGCAAATATCAAATAGTCCGTCTTTGCTTACAACAAGGTTGCCGTCGGTTGTAAAAGTTAAAAGCGTGTAATTTATGCCGCCAACGGTAACGCTTGACGATGAACCACCAGTTGCAGCGCCATAAGTTGCACCGCCACCGCTAAAAAAAATAGCAGCACTAGCACTTGTAAAATACAAGGTGCCACCTGCCCACGTGCCTAACGCTAGTGATGAAGCGGTTGTTACTGTTGCCGTGCCGGCGGTAATCGTGCAAACACCCGCGCCAATGTTTTGTATAAAAAGTGTGTCACCGGCAGCAAACAATCCGCTGTTTACGGTAATGGTTGTTGCCCCGGCGTTTGACATAACAACACGGGTGCCTTTGTCGGCTGCGACCAGCGTGTAGTTAGCCGTTTTATTTGAAACGGTTTGGTTGTAGTCGTTGGCCTGTAATGCGTCCATTTGCGCGGCGGTTAAAACCTGCCCTGCGGTAAAATCTTGAATAGCCATAGTTTTAGCCTAGATCACCCCAGCACATTTAGCGCGTCAATTTTTCCAAACTCTGCATTGTCAAGTATCAATTCGTACACAATCGTTGTAGGGCTTGTAAACAAACTGACCCGGTGGCCGTCCAAATTAATGGCATGCTCGACACCCTCTACGGAAAGCTCTTGGGCCAACGTGGTTGTTGTGGACCCTGTAACAAATGTGCGTTGAATACTGATTGTGTCCGAAACGTCAATTGTTGCCACGGTGTCGCGTTGGGCGTTGGTAAGGGCACCAAAGACGGTTTCTACGCTGTTGTAGCGCGCTTCCGGGGTGCCGTTCAAAAGGTAACTTGCGGCCGTGTCAATTTGCCCTTGTACGTGTAAAAGGCTATTTGTAATGCTGTTAGTTTGAACAAAAAATTGAGCTTGGCTTGACAGATCGTCGGCGGTGCTTGTTTTGCCGTCTAAGGCTTCTATGTACACCCTGTTAGTAACGCTGTCCGCTTCAAAGGTAATACCCAAATTTGTGTACGGTACGCCCGTTCCGTCGTCCATAAAGTCAATTACGGGACCGCTAAGGGTTGTTCCCACACGCGGCGTAAAGGTTAAAACCCCGTCGCGCGCCACAAACAAACGGCCAAATTCTGCGGTTTGGTTAATTTGCAAAAGGTACGCCAAAACGTTTGTACCAGCCGGCACTGTGTAAGCGGCGGCGTGGCCTAGGTCTACTGTGCCAGGGTCAATGCTTCGAGCGGCGCCAGTTGGGTAGTTGACTTCCGGCAAATCTAAAACGGTTTCTATGCGTTCGCCGGACGTTTCAACGCCAACGTTTAGTTCGTCCATAAACGTTTGGCTTAACAAATAAAAGTTGTCGCTGCAATACACCGTTACTGTGTCTATGCCGTCCAACGCAAAGTTGTAGTCGTAGTTAACCACTTTGCCGCGGTACAAGTATTCGGGGTTGTTAGAGCTGTCGTATCGGATTAGTTCCACGGCGCGCATTGGGGCAAGGCCCGGCAATGCTTCCGGGGTGTTGTAGTACGGGCCGTTTTCGTCAAACGGGTTAAAAATGCCGTCCACGTCGTTAATGGTAAAAGTCATTGTTCCCGCTGCGAATTGGTCGCCAATGTCGCGACGGCCGCGCCTAATGCTTATTTGTGTTGTGCTTGCTGTTACGTCAGCAAAATCTGTTGTCGGCCCCAACGGGTAAACGCCGTCCAGCAATCCTTTAATGTCGCTGTCAAGTACGAAACTGCCAACGTCGTAACCGGTGTCAATTAAAAGGCTGTAATTGCCGGCTTGGGTTATTGCACTTCCTGGCATTACCTGTAACCAACTACGGGTACTTCAAGCGGGCCGTTTTGGCGGGTAAAGGCTTTAAGGCTGTCGGCTACTACGCGTCCAATTTCGGCACTTGTTGCCATGCCACCATTAACGTTTACGGTAATTGGTGCACTACTGCCGCGCATTGCTTGGTGTTCGGCGACGCTTGCCATGCTCGAAGCACTAGGCGTTGGTGTAGCAATTGTTTGGCCTGCCGTAATTTGTGTAAAAGCAATGTCTGTTTGGGCTTGCTGTAAAAGGGCATTTAGGCGCTTGGTGCTTAAATTTGGGTTTTTCAATATCTTTTCGTATTTGGCTAACACGCTTTCTAACCCAGCAACAAGCGCGTTGCCCTGATCTACGCCGGCTTGGTAGAAACGGCTTGCGCTGTCTAGGCCTAGTTTGTCGGCAACGTCTTGGACGGTGGCAACTAGCGCGTTAACCCCGTTAGGACCTGTAATGGCTTCCTGACCGCCTGCAACCAGTTCGGCGGCGATTGCTGCACCTGCCTGTCCGCCTGCGTCTAAAACGGCTTGTAACGCGTCTAGTGACAATCCACGGGTAAGCAAAACGTCCACATTGTTGGCGTACTGTTTGACCCCTGCAACCTGATCTTGAAGCCCGGCTAGGAAGCCTGCCCCTGTTTCGTCGCCTGCGTCTTTAGCGTCGCTGAAATTAAACGCGTCCGAAATGCTGTCGGCAACGTTTTTGCCAAAATCTGCAAAGGCTGATTGGGCGTCGGTCAACTGGTTTTTAGCGTCGTCCAAAGCGTCGTTTAGTTTGTTTTTTATGGTGTCGTACAGCTCATTAACTTTTTTGGTCGCGCCCCCGGCGCCCCCGCCCATGCCTTCAAACGCGGTTGTAACGCCGTCTACCGTCGGTTTCAATAGTTCGGCTTGGCCTGCCAGTCGAGCGGTTGCCGCTTCGGTCGCCAACATTTTGGCCCGCGTGTCGTCAATAGCAATAAGGACGCTATTAAATTTCATTTCCAATTCGGTAACTTTGGTAATGCCAAGGTCGCCTAGTTCGTCGCCAAGTTCTTGGGTGACGCCAATAAACCTACCCATGCCCAAAAGCATGTTGTCCAATACTTCAACTACGCCGGCTTTCATCCGAGCAAATTGCAATTGGACGGACAAAGTAAATTTCTGAACGTAAAGACCGGTAATGCCCATGTTGCTTACAAAAGCGTCAAACGCCCCGCCAAGGCCTTTCTTGCCGAAAGCGTCTACGGCGGCTTGTGCAGCGCCCGGCAATTTGTCTAACGCGTCCTTGAAGTAACGGTTATTTAAAATGGCGTAGCCGATTGTTTCCTGCACTTCGTCAAACACCACACCCAAACGGCGCATTTGACCTTCAAAAGTGTTGGCCGCTGCAAGGCTTGCCCCGCCGAACTGTTTTTCTAGTTCGCGTTGAGCGGCTGCAAAGTCTTTGCTTTTAATAATTGCCGGGTCAAGGGCAATACCTAATTTGGTTAACGCACCTAACTGGCCGTTTTGTGCTTTAGATAGCGCAAGGCTTGCTGTTTCTAAGTCAACGTTGGCGCCTGCGGACAGGTCTAAGGCAAGTCCTAAAAGGTCCTGGGCTTGTGTAAGGTCGCCGGTTGCTCGAACCAACGTGGCAAGGCTCGGCCTAAGCTGACTGTCCGCCACCCCCGACGCAAACTGCATTTTGCTTATAAATTGCTCGGTCGCCCCAACCATTGCGGTAGTCGCGCCAACGCTATTGCGTAACTGCTTTTCTAATAGGGCAACACTCTTTTGGTCCTCGGCGGCGGCCTGTAGCGCTTTAGTAATACCAACGGCAGCTGCACCAAACGCGGCAGTAACGGCAGCACCAACAAGCGCGCCAGTCTTACCAAACTTTTTAAATACCTTTTCGGCCGCGCCAATGCCGGCGTCGCTAAACGTTGTAATAATCGGAATGTTGATAGCCATTAGCGGACCTTCAAGTTTCTGTTGGTAATTTTCATAACGTCCTCAACAACAAGCAAAACGTCCTTTTGTACGGCAGGCTTGTTTTTTTCTACGGCTTTGTCAATAACGCGCGGTTGGCCGCCTTCCTCTTTTGTAAGGTTGGTAACAAATAGCCCGGCTGTATTACGGCCCGCATGGTCATAGATCACGCCGGCAGGGTCGGTAGATTGCACAACCATTAGCTTGTAAGGCTTTGAGCCGAAAACAACTTGTTCGGTGTACCCGCCTTTGTTGAAGTCAACGTAACGTTCACGGGTAGCGCGGGCGCCAACTTTAATTTTGTAGCCCTTTTGTACTTGATCGGTACGCCAACTAGTTTCACGACCTTTAACTAGGTTGCCTCGAACCATGCCGGAAAGCGGGGAGCCGTTGCCTTTGCTGTTGTCAAAATTGGCAACCATGCTGCGGGCTTCGGTGAGAATTATTTGACCGCTGTTTTTAATTCGCTTGGTAACTTGGCGCCTGTATTTAGGGTCAATTTTGTTTAGTTCGGCCAACGCTTCTTGAATACCTTGGACTTCAAGTACGTTTCGTTGGCGCATGGCGTTTACCTTTTGTTTCGTTCCCCTAAGACTTTAGCCACGGTTAAAAGGTCTTGCGTGTCAAACACTTGCGCGTACCAATGCGGCGCCCACCCTGTTGCAACTAACAGTTCGGCTAATTGCCGGCGGTAGGTGCCGCTTGGGTAGGGTTTTGAGCCTCTTGATCTACAACCTCGACGTTGGTTACTTGTTTGCAGTAAGTATCAAATTCTGACGGCACAACAATTTTGGATTGTTTGCTTGCTTCCCAAGCCAAAAATAGTAAGTCCTCAACACCAATGCCATTTGCCATGTCGGCCGCTTTGCGTTTAAAACGGCGTTCCCATAGCACAATGGTAAAAAGGTTTGTGCTTACTTGGTACGTGCCTTCGTGGTTGGTTACTTCAAGGGTTAATTGCATTTATGCCTTCTTTCGTGTCGGGCCGATTGTTCGGCGCTAATTATGGGGTTACGTCTTTGGTGTACGTTCCACCAACAAAGGTAACGTCAATTGTCGAGAGCTCGCCCATGGTTGCATTGACAACTGGCAATTCGGCAAGTAGCGCGCCTGTAAGCGTGAAGCCTGGGTTTGTCGCGCTGTCTGCACCAACTGCAGGTTTTACAATGACGGTTACCAAACCGCCAACAACGTTTTCAAGCGTTGCAAAAGTTTCGCTTGCGTCGTAGGAATTGTAAAGGGTAAGGGTTACTTCGTGGTTGCCCAACCCTGCTTGGAACGTGCGCGCCGTTTTGCCAAACGTGGTGTTTTCAAGTTGGTCGTAACGCTGCGTAAATACCGCTGCGGTGCATTGGTCGGTTAGGTCAACTGCGTTAACGGTTACGACCGGGTTGGAAAGGTAGGTGCTTGTTGCCATGTTGTTTAATCCTCTTTCGTTGCTTTCTTATTTTTAGCACCTTTTTTTGGTGCCGGTGTGGATACTTCGTCGTTTAGTTCGTCGGCTACTTCAACAATGAAACCGCCCCAAATTAGGCCGGCTACATTTACGCCGGGTTTTGGTACAAACTCAGTACCGACAACACCAACGCGGGGGCTTTTAATAATGTACATGGGTCCTAACCTGTTTGAGCTTGCATTTCAATTGTGAGATCGTAGGCGGCAAGTTCGCTGCCCCCAATTATGGCAATGGTTGGGCGGCCGTCTGTTACTGCCACGTTTTTGGTTAACACTTTGGCGACCATGTTCATAAGTGATCGTTGGGCGTCAAGGTTGCCCGGTCCTAATGTGATTAGTCGAACGGGGAAGCTGATCTTCACAATGTTGTAGTTAAAAGCGGTAAAACTTGGGGCGTCAATAAACGCGCACGGTGGCACGATATTGCGCGGGTCGTTAACAACTTGCAGGCCTGTAATGGTCTTTAAAGTCGCTGTTAGATCGTCTAGCGCTTCGTTAAAAAGGTCTGTGTATGCAACGGGCATTATGCGACGGCCGGGCGGTCAATGCCCAATAGTTGTTTAATCATTGGGCTAAGGCCCATGCTTCCACCCGAAGCCAACCCGTCAAAACCTGCAAAGTCTGTTACGGCGCCACGTTGACGGTACAAAAAGCCTGCGTAAGCAATTGTTCCCAAAAGCACCGAAGCATTAGGCACCGTCGTAAGGCTTTCATTGCGGTAACCCGCTTCGGCCCTACGCCTATAGCAAAACTCATTTGAAGCCTGTCGGCATTGCGTAATAAAGGTTTGGTCGGCAGCTGTCGCTGTTCCTATTCCTAACCAATCCTCAATTTGTGCGTCGGTTGTTACCCACGTGCAAACTGGGGTTGTTGTCAATGTTCCGGTAGCGGAAACTATTTCAACGTTGTCGGCCGTTTTAGCAAACAACACTTGGTTAAGAATTGGGGCTTGTAGGTCGTAATGAAAAAAGCCTTCTTCGTCTACGCCCGTGAAGTAGTACTGGGGCAGTTCCCGCACCGTGTAGGTCCCGTTAAAGGTCGCGTCAACACCCGCAATAGTTACGGATTGACCGACCTCTAGCGGGTCTGCGTTAGTGAGTAGTACTACAACCGCGTAATTGTCGGTTAAGTACTTTTGAGTGACCGAATAGACGGCCATAACGGCCTACCTTTCGGTTATCAGACGAACTTAACGAACTTGGTCGCGTCGGCCATGAAAGCGGCAGCGTATCCACGGAAAGCGATTGTGCGTCCCATGGTTGCCGGTACTTCAACGCTGATCGCACCCTTTTGCTGTTCGTAGAATTCGAAGCCTGCGGCAGGACCTGCAGCGTGGCCCATGAATGAGCCCGGCGCGTTTTTGTCAACTACCAACACCAAGCCCAACGGGTTGCCGTTCCATGAAGTTGCAGACGAATTGCCTGCAGCGTTTTGACCCATAAGGTTAGGTGCACCCGTGTATGGGA